ATATGTAGCACCTAAACTAAGAGAAAATATTTGTGTACCCATGGCACCACTAGATGAAATCGTACATAGGTCTGAGTTATTACCACCTACGTTTGGCGATATGGCTGATGGTGGCGGCGATTTAACGGTAGTCACCATATTTCCATCAGTGGTCACAGTAGACGTAGTGTTTTGTGTGATGGTGCTTTCATCTGCCATAGCTGAGAAAGACAGTATAAGAAAAATAGCTACTATGCCAAAGGCTATTGTATTGTTAATTTTTTTTTGTATCATTTTAAAAAATCCTTCCAGTTTGCCATTTCCATAAATTTGGTGAATTTAATATATCGTTATAAACATAATAATCTAAATTTAAATATTTATCTACATCTAATTTGTTAATTTCTATTTTGTCTGGATTTTTTTTATCATCTTTATTAAGATGCTCTTCACTATTAAAATGCATTGATAAAAACGTAGAAAGGTCTTTTAATTCGATATACCAATCAATATTAGTATTCATTAAATAAGGAATTTGCGAAGCAGTGTGATTAACATTTCCAATTTGTCTTGAATAAGGATTGATCCTAGAGCTGTGTAAAGATGAGGAATCTATATCTTTTAATTCTATGCTATGTCTTTTTAAATCATATTTAAGGCCTGAAACAAATCTTTCAAAAGGCTCTCTAATTACAGTCCATCGTATTTTGTTAAAATTACATTCATAAGTAACAATTGGGTTTAAATGTTTAATAGACTCAAGAACACTACTAGAGCCATTTTTGTGGATTAACAAATATTGAAAACTATCAGTTTCAAACAATTCTATGTTTTGGAATTTACTCATTGACTTTTTCCAAATCCATTAAGTGTAAGTCTACCATCTGACAAGTTATTGCCATACTTACCCCACGGACAATGAGGTATTTTAGCATCATATATTAAGAGTCTGTTTTGGACAAATTTGACTAGTGTATGTTCATTGTTTTTATCTTCGTCATTAAAATAAAACTTTGTACCTGAGTCTAAATTTGTTTCTGAAACATAATATAAAAACGCAAAATCCCAATCGCCATCTTGATGAATGTAATCTTCGCCCTTATCTGTAGCTAATTTTAGATGAGCATATAATTTATAATTAAATGCATTCCATATGTAAGGATTGCCTGTCTCTTTAATAGCTTTTAATATTATTCTGTTTGTTGTTTTTGCTACATCATCTAATAATCTAGTTCTAACTCCAGGCCAATGCTCATTACTACCGTTTGGAATATCAGGATGATTTTTATCTTCTAAGAAATCTAAAGTTTTTATTTTTTTTAAGACACCTTCAAAAACATTAGGTAGCAACACATTATCATAAACACTAATCATTATCTTGCTCCCATTTTCCTAATGGGCATTTAGAAATAGGTATGAGAGATTTAGCTAATATATTGCATTTACATACGTTGCAAATAAAACCAGCAATTATTGTTGGTACTCTATTTTCACAGCCCAAGCATATAGCTTGCCTCCTCTTGGCTTCACTCATTTTAAATCAATGAATGATGTGTCAATCTTGCGTCAATAGCTTCTCGAGTTGCTTGATTTTGATCTGCGATTACTTCATCACTTGGAGCTGCTGGTGTTGGATAAGGTTGTAATAACGCTGTAATTGCAGAAGCATTTGATACTCCACCACCAACAGTTTCTAATCTAGTAAAGTGATCTTCAGGTATAAATCCTTTAATGTAATCATCTAAAGGTGTACCCACTAGATATTTACCATCTGAATCCATAGGTAAATCAATATTTATAACTCCTTTTTCTGTACCACCAGCATTGTGAACACTTATTAAAATCGTACCACCTGCTGAATCAAAAGTTCTTATCTTATAGCTCAATGCCATTTCTTACTCCTAAAAATTATATTAACCAAGAGAACCATTTCTAGTTCCTGTTGATGCCCATGTTACGTTTGATTGACCTGAAGTTGCTGCTCCTGCGGCACCTCCATTCGTACCATTATATTGAGTACTGTTCATGCTACTACCATTACCGCCATTTGCACCTGCTGATCCATAACCACCACCCGCGCCACCTGCACCTGACGTATTTCCACCACACGCTGGACCGGCATATCCACTACCACCTGAACCCGCAGCAGTTAATGTACCACCAGAACCACCACCAGAGCCGCCATGAGTACCACCAGCTGAGCTACCACCGATTCCTCCACCTCCACCACCACCTGGAGCTGCAAAAGTATGGAAAGCCGAGCCGCCTCCACCGCCGCCTCCACCACCAGAAATTCTTCCACTACCATTATAAATTGTAGTTGCTGTTGTAATTTGAAGAGCTGGGCCACCTGAACCAGCGGTTCCTCGTGCTAATGGAGAATTGCCAGTGTTACTATCACTACAATAACAACCTTGCGTACCACATCCAGTTGTATATGAACCTTTAGCACCATTACCACCTCTACCTAATATTGTTCCGTTATTAGTTAATGTGACACCACCAGACCAAGAACCATTTATAACCATAGCATAAGAACCAGTTGAACCAGAATGAATAATAACTCCAGAATTAATAGTTGCATGTACAGGAGATGATTGATCCCAACCAGCACTCACAGCTGCACTTCTAAGATTTACTTGACTTGCGTTAGAAGATAATGTGAAATTAAACACATTGGCTGTACCATTAAAGTCAGCGTGAATTTGAATTTCACCACTCCCCGGAGCATTGCCTTTATCGTAATATTCGCTTAAAGCATGTGGAGCTGATCCACCATACTCATCAGCGATGTCACCTAAACTTACTTGTCCTGTACCTATTGCCATTATTTTTTCTCCAGTTTCTCTACTTTAGCAGTAAGCTCCTTGATTGATTCGATAAGCAATGCGTGTAGATTGTCGTAGTTTAGTGTTTTGTATAATTTTTCATTACCTGTGTGAAGTGGTAAAGCGTGTTCTTGAACTGCACAAGGCATAACTTTTTCAACATCTTGAGCAAGTAAACCAGCCGACTCCATTCCATCTTTAAGATATTTGTATGTGCAACCTGTAAGTTGAGCAACTTTGTCTAAAGCGTGTTCAATAGGATTAATGTCATACTTTAATGTAGCATCTGAGATAGTAGTTGAGAAAGCAACAACGTCACCATCAACGTGTAAAGTTCCAGCAGCCAACAATCGCATTTCTTCGTTGCCATTTACCTTAAATCGCATATCTGTATTGTTATTAAACTCTACTTGATCACCAGCATCCAAACCAATTTTTGTAACACCTAAAGCACAATCTCCCATTGAATCAGATAGTTTATCAGCCGTTATTTGATTATCAGCTATATGTGCTGTGTCAATACTACCATCAGTATAGTGTTCTGAGTTAATTGCATTGTCTTGTATGTTAGAACCATCTACACAATCATTAGCTAAATGTGCGTGGTCAATACTTGCATCTACATAATGCTCTGAATCAATAGAATCATTAGCTATCTTAGCACCTGTTACTGCATCTGCATTAATCTTTGCTGTTGTTACTGCTGCATCATTAATTGCTGCTGTAACTACTGCACTTGCTGCTAAATGTTCTTCATCTACAGCATCATCTGCTATCTTAGCGCCTGTTACTGCATCAGCACCTAAAGCTGTAGTATCTACTGCACCAGCCGCAATGTGAGCTGAAGTTACTGAATCGTCAATAATAGCATCTGTGTTTACAGAGTTTGGTGCTAAATGTTCAGCATCAATACTGTCTGCTGCAATGTGTTCACTATTAATAACATCATCTCCAATGTTATCACCATCAACACAATCCGCTGCAAGCATCGCATGTTCTACGGCTCCAGTTTGAATTGTTGCCGCTGCTGTAAAGTTTGCACTACCATCAAAGTTAGTTGATGTAACTACAACATCACCTGAAGTAGTAAATGCTCTTGCAGTATGAAGTTTAGTTGCAGTAGCAGCTTGACCAGTTAAATCACCTGTTACAGCACCTTCAAGGTTTGAAACTAATGTTCCAACTGCATATCCTGTACCAGATACATTAACTGTTGTAGTAGGTTCGGCTTGTAGATTTTTAAATATTTTCCACTTGCCTGAATCACTAGCATCCCTGAATATACCTGAATATACATCCTGTGAACCAGTTGTATCCATTAAACCATATAAACCAACGTCAACAGCATCAGATGAATTATTGTTTGTAGCTAATGCAAGCAATGGATCGGCTACAGTAATCGTAGTAGAAGAGACAGCAGTCTCAGTTCCTGCAACTGTTAGGTTGCCTGATACTGTAACATTACCACCAAGAGTTACATTGTCAGCAATCTTAGCAGTTGTTACTGAATCTGCACCTAAAGCTGTAGTATCAACTGAGCCAGCAGCATAGTGCTCGGCATCTATCGAATCTGCCGCTATATGTTCACTATTAATAGCATCGTCTGCAATTTTAGCGCCTGTAACTGCATCTGCACCTAAAGCTGTAGTGTCTACAGAACCAGCAGCGTAGTGTTCAGCATCAATTGAGTCGGCTGCAATGTGTTCACTATCAATAGCATCGTCTGCAATTTTAGCGCCTGTAACTGCATCTGCTGTTAGCGAAGCTGTACCTACTGTAGTCCAATCTAAAACTCCTGAACCATTTGTAAGTAACACCTCATTAGCCGATCCATCATCATTAGGGAATGTTAGCGTGTAACTAGCATTGGCTGAATGTGGTGGACTCTTTAGTTTAATGCCATGTGAATTCTGTGAACAGTTTAATTGTATGTAACCATCCTGTGAACTACCATCACCTTTTGCCTCTAAAGAAGGAACACTAGATGTAGATATTAAGTTTAATTTAGCTTCTGTAACTGCATCTGCTGCTATGTGTTCTGCGTCAATGCTTCCATCTACGTAATGAACACTATCAATGCCGTTTTCTAAGGCAGTTTTAATCTGTGCTGCTGTTTGATCTGCTGTGGCACTTGTTTCAATACCATCTAGCTTAGTTCCATCTACTGATAAATCTCTACCGTCCACTGTTTGGGAACCAGCCATAGTAATATTGCCAGTCATTGCTCCACCCGCGAGAGGCAAAGCTTCGGCATCTTCAGCAAAGTCGTTTAAAAGCTCTGCTGTCATTCTTAACTCGACGCTAATACCGGCACTGTGCCCACCAGAAGTGGCATCGCAGGTTAACGTAGTTCCGCTAATTGCGGTAACTTTAACTACTTCATCAGTTAAGGAGACATACATATAGTCTCCACCACCTAAAGAAGGAAATGTTGAAACGGAAGCTACGCTTAAGCTAGTAGCTCCTGCATTTACACTACTCGATAAAGTCGTAAATGCATTATTGGAAAACTTGACGCCCATATACTACTCCTTTAGTTAATACGATGAATTATTAAGATATAGTTATAGTCCACGTAATCGTAATTGAGTCAGAAGATCCTTTATTAACTACTGAAAACACAGTTCTTGCCAACATGTCACCACCCGAAGCAGCATCAAAGATACCCGCTTCAGTAATTGCGCCAGTTGCATCGCCTGCTGCCCAAGTGGCTGCATAAGCAATAGTGTTATTTAAAACAGTAGTGCTTGTTAGAGCGTTTCTGTCTAATTCAGTAACTAAAGTAGTGTTGCCAGCTGCTGCTGCAGTTGTACCTGTACCTAACGCCATATATGTCATTACTGTGTTTGCATTGTTCATTCTATCAGCAACCCAGTTTTTACCTGCTGTTACTACTAGATTTTCTGCTTTTTGAACTACTACATCATTTACTTCAATTGTTAACGCACCAGTCAGTGCTAAGTTATCATTAATCATGTTAAACTCCTAGTTTAATTGTACTCTATTCAATGGAATCATATTCATAACTCCGCCGGTGACACGAACTAAATTAATTGTATCAGATATATTTATTATATCAGCACTTTCGTTTAGTAATTTAGAAAAATTATTGGCCGCTACTTCTGCTATGTTTATTGTATCCATAGGAGTTTTGAGGGAAAAATAAAGTTCCTCTGTTAAGTTGATTGTTTCAGGTACGCCTTTACCTACACCATAGTAATTAGTGTCCGTACCAAAGGTAAACGAGTCTGCTAAATTTTTACCTGGCCCTACTGAGGCTACGTCTGTAACACCGAAGTTGTCTACTGCGTCGTTACCTTTAGTTAATAGAAAATTTGAGTTTCCTGTGTTAAGTTGTCTAGTGTTAAGCCTATTCGTTCCTATAGGGTTAGTTTCAACATCTGATAGTACGATAGTGTCATTAAAAGCTCTACCATAGCCATAAGATATTGACAGTAAATCACTCATTGCAACAACATTACCTTTACTAAATATTCCATCAGGGAGAATAACTGTATCGTCTAAAGATACAGAGTCGGTAAAGAACCTACCAAAATCGTGAGATAGTGACATTACATCACTCATTGTAGCAACATTACCTTTAGTAAGTACTGAACTAGGTAAAACAACTGCGTCATCTAAAGCTATAGCATCAGCAAGTTGTTTACTGTAGAACAACCCAATTATGTCACTTGCGGTAACAGAATCAGTTAATCCAGGTTTAGCTAAGTCCATACCTAACTCATCAGACGCAAAAGCAACATTATTTTTAGCAAGGACTCCATTAGGAATGCTTGCAAAATCGTCTAAAGCAACTCCATCAGTAAAGCTACGGTTGTACGCTACTACTTTAGCAAACGTATCTGCCACGTTTACATTTTCTACTAACGTACCCATAGTAAACGCTATAGCTGCATCATCTCCAGCTTCAATGTTTTCAGTAAGAATTTTTATAAAGTCCAGTATTTCAACATCACTAGCAAATACCGAATCAAACTTTTCAATATGCTCTAGGAAGTAACCTAATTCGGCAAGAGCGCTTATCGCTAATGCTTTAACTGAGGCACTTATACTGTTTGATGATTTAGATTTATCTTTTGTACTCACGCAAAGTCTTCCCTAATTTTAAATTTATATACATCATACAAAGTTTCTCGCACACCTGACCCTCGTACTATTTCTAGCTCTCCTCGGTACGACCCTGCAGGTTGATCTAAATCACTAGCAGCCCATGCTAAAACTGCTATTCCTGCTGTAGGTGGACTATTAATCTGCAGTCTTCTAGTAAATAATATAGTTTCTGCTCCCGCAGCGCGGAAATGAAGGTCAACTGTACCACTAGTTAAATCCGTAGCAAGGCCTGTTGCGTCGTCCGTTAGAGTAAACTGCAGCTGTGGGCCAGTATCTCCTTGAACGTATTTAAAAGTTTCTGCCATTTGTCCTCCTAATCAGCAAAGCCTATTGACGCTACACGAAGATTAACTCTTCTAGTATCCCGTCCTTTAGCTTTAGCAATACAGCGCTCGTACATTGAACGGTGTTGCATTGCTAACTCTGGGCTACTCCATTCTTTACCTGGAATCTCCGCAAGTTTAGCAATTGCACCAGATGCAATAGCACGACTGTGCGCGTCAAAAATAAAACCCTCTACTCCCGTAGCGGATAATGTTGGTTTAAGTACTACTACTCCATTGAAATTAAGTTTAGCATCTGGAGTTGGATAAAACCGAATGCTAGCGTCGTCTACAAGAGAAAAAGTTGTGGGAGTTCCTTTAATGGCAGTGCCATCTGCATTTATAGGTGCATTAAAGTGTCGTTCCGACACATGTGTTATAGGAATTCCTTCTACGTTTAGATACAATACGCTTTCTAAAAGACTTCCCGAAGGAACATCAATTTCGTACTCTGGCTCATTGGCACTAGTAAAATCTGTGTCAATAGTGTAACGCCATACTTCACTGTCAGCACAAAAATCAGCAGCAATTTCCTGCAAGTGTGCTTCTATAACAATTTCAGGGCAACCAGGTAAGTAAGGTTGCACGTAAGGAAAAAAACTTGTCCATGTAGTAGTAGCCATTTACACTGCCTCCGTAGGTGCAGATGCGACATCGCTCTGCGTTTTAGTACCTATGCTTGACATAAAGGTTTGGTAATGAGCGCCGGCTCTAGCAGCATTTGCTGCAAACTCAGCGTCTTTAGAAAACGCTCTATAAAGTATCCAATCAATAATAGCACTTATATAAGTATCGTCAACAAG